GCAGTGGTGCGAGCGAGAGACCTAGACATCCATGCCGCCTTGTCGTCCCCGACTACCATAATTTTGTAGATGGGCCTCCCTGCCTGCATGCTCTTGCGGAGCATGCGAGGGGTTACACCAGCCACTCGATCAAGAGCAAAGAGGTCGGTTGTTGCGTTTTGGTCAGAGTTGTTCTCAGAGGTGGTCGGCTCGCCGGATCCGGTGGTACCAACCACGACGAATCGAACTCCATACCTGCTCCAGCCGCGTTTCTTGATGGCCGCGATCTCAAGCTCGAGAAACCGCTTCGAGAACCCTTTCTTCTTGTGGACCCATACCTTGTGGCGATTGGATTTCTCGTCCTGGTTCTTGTCGAACCGAACGAAGTCCATCTCGATCCACTCGCCGTCGGTGGCAGTCATGGCGTCATAAACTTCGCCTATGTCCTGCCCATCCATGCCGGAAGTGTACGTGATGTAGTGGTTCTTGCCCCAGATGTAAGCCAAGCGCTTGTTGCCGACCCAAGCTTCAGGACCAGTTTGCACGTTGTACTCGTCCTCACAGCTCATGATGGTCCTAGGGTCTCCCTGTTTCTGTTCGAAGGTGTCCGCGGTGGCGTATCCGAACGAGCACTCGACCTTGATGAACGCCGAACGGGCAGTGATCCATGCCTGGTCGTGAACGTCCGCCTCTACTCTGGCCTTGGCCTGGATGTGCAGTGCCTGCTGGGCAAGCGGGAACCTAGAGTTCCACCTATGGAAGTCGGCGTCCGTAACGCGAATCTTGCCGAACGGCTCGCCTTCCATGGTAGAATACAGGTCGTCCCAATAGTACTCTTTCCAAGCCATGAATTGCTCCCAGTAGCCCTCAGCGACAGGCGGTCTAATTGCGCAAGCGCGGTTGACAATGCTGATGTACTCATTGTGTGGATGAGGGGCCCACACAGTCGGCACAGCAGCAGTTGAACATAGGCCGGCCTGCACGAAGTTGGATTCAGACACGCGAACTAGCTCTGAGGGTGTGACTTTGGACGTCTCATGGAGAGCCTGCGGAGCCGACCGAGTCACACTGCACGGGTAGTAAGTTGGGCCATGGTACTCAATGCTGTCCGGGTGCAGGGTCCTTGATCGGTCGATGCTGTACTGAGAGAGTGCAGCGGCCGGTCGCGGGTCGTCTACGTGGTAGCCGGTAGTGG